ACCTTTGTGTATTCGGGTTCGTCGGGTTCACCCTTTTCTTTTCCGCCGTTCGCGAGAATGTTCTCAAATATCTTTTCGATCGATGGCATGTTTCAAGGCTTTCTTTACATGAGTCACGTGCTTTGCTTTTAATTTACTTGAAATGGCGAGATGGTTCATGACATCAAAGTCTTGTGGTGTGATGCCGTACTCCACGAGAATCTTCGTGTTCCCGTACTCGGCGTGTTTTTTCATGAGACACAAGGCGTCAATGTCTAACCCCGTGCGCGAGTAAATGTCGCGGTACTTTTGATACCGCATTTTATAGTTTCCATATTTTGTCCAACAACTTCCGGGACGAATCTTTGCTCGATCGAGTGGTTTTCCGAGCGATGCGTGTGGAATGGTCACGGCACTCAAAGTAAAGAATGGCATGGTATCCCAGTGACCGTTATAAATGAACGTATCGTATATATCGGCATCCGAAAACGAATACGAACTTCGTCGAACATCGACGTCTTTTGAATTTAAATAGTTTTCTTGAAAGATGTTCCATATGTTTCCGTGTTCTGTCAATGATTCTTGAAACCCCACGGGTTCATCCGAGCACAATATATCCGTGATGAATTCTTTGGGTGTTTTAAACAAGTCTTTGTCGTCATATTTGTGTAACGTATTATGGAACGTCCGGATATCACCACGACACGTCCGAGCGACGATTTCCGCGTTAGGACCGCATTCGATCGTTAACAATTGTTCAATCGTCGGGTGTGGTATCATGATCGTCTCAAAGTTTGGGTATCCGAGACACAACTCATTCGACACGACGACGAGTGATCCATTCGTGACGCGATATCCATCGCACACTCTATCAATCAAGGTCTTGAATGCATACTGTGAATGTTCGTAATTTTCTATGAGAATGTGTTTCGTGCTTCCGCGTATGACATCGAGAAATGCACTTTTTAAAGACACATGTTCCGTATCAATTTCTATGCTATTATCGTGATTTAACAAGACACTCACGAGATGTGTCTTCCCGACACCCGTCGATCCACACACGAAGACGTTTTTTCCGTCTCGTAAACACGCTTCAAACGCTTTGAGTTGTTCGGTATGAATCGTCGTTTTATTGTCAATCTTTTTTTGACTCGTTACTGTAATGAAGCAGTCCATGGATGATCTTACTAATCAGGCCATAGATATGGTGCTGAAGAATAACGCACTACAAGAACGTATCGTAAAACCTTTAAGGAAGAAAATCTTACCATACGTGATGTGTATAATTGTGATTAATATTATGATGTTCATCATGATCATATACTTGGTTCGTCGGTTACAGGTTCCTCCGCTACCACAGCTGTGAGTTCTTCATCCATGTCGGTGAGTATTTTTGTGATTGCGTGATATTCTTCCTTACCTTTCACGAGTTCATCAATCTTCGTGACCGGTCCAGACTTTATGAGTTTTTGGGTAATGTTCGTCGATACTCTCAATTTTGGAATCGCGCGAACATCGAGGATTTCCGGTTTCGTGAAGATGTTATCAAGAGGGTATTCCTTCTCGAAATCGCGCAATATACTTATTGGCACAGACGGCGATTGTTCGATGAGACGATCGTACTCCGTCTTACAACTCGTGACAAAATCAAGACCGTCAAAATTACGTTCTTCTCGTGCGAGCGCGAGCGTGAGGCGAATGTTTCTCGAGAGGAGACCATAGGAGAGCGCCGCAGCTTTATGATTTTCCATGAGTTCGTTAATCTTCAAGAATTGCATGATCGTGGCGACGAGACCTGCGATGAGGTTCAAACCACCGATCACTGACGGAACCATGGGTCGGATGGATTCTGGAAATTGTTCTTGAGCAAAGTTTGCCGTACCCGTGAGCGTCGAGAGAACAATCACCGGCAGAGTAAAACGCATGCTTAATTTTTTATACATGAGGAATGCTCTGTGATGCATGTATCTGTAACACCCAGAGGCTTCACCCCATTGTGTCAAAATGGTTTCATGTTGATCGTTCCAACTATCTCGACGGTGCTCAAGCTCCTTTTGTTTGATTAATTGATCGTCGAAATTTTCTGTGTTTATCATATATTAGATGAATATTATATTCGCGATTCACCTCGTATTCTTGATCGCGATGCTCGTCGTTCCATTCATGAGGAACACGAAACATCTTGAATTCTACTCGTTGCTCGTACCGTTCCTATTTTTTCACTGGACGACGAACGACGATACGTGCGCTTTGACGCAGCTCGAGGTGTGGCTCACTGGCAAAGATAAGTACGACACGTTCATGGGTAAAGTCATGAGTCCGATTTATAACGTCGACGAACACGCCGCGAGCTATGCGATCAAAGTTGTGTTTTTCTCGTTATGGTTACTCGTACAATACCGACTCGGTCGTCTCGATGACGCGTTGAATAAAATTCCGCGTCTATATAAATGAAACAGAAGACAGTCTTCATCGTCAGTCTCGTAGCGCTCGCGCTCGCGATCGTGGCGTTTTTGACGAGTCGTCGACCAGTGGTCATCGTACGTGCACCACAGCCACCGGCGATCGTTCAACGCCGACCGATATCGACCCGCGCACCGGAATTCAGGGAAGCCCCCATTAAGAAGTACAAACCCGGACACACGCAACAGATGGGACTTTTGCTCGGTGACAATAACGACACCTTACCTCTGTATGGACGAGAAGTTCGAGGCCATAGAGATCGTTATCACTATTACACGACATCCAGCGGCTACAATTTGTACCCACTCACGGTGTCACACAACGGACGAGAGTGTACGGAAGACATAGGATGTCCTGAATTATATGGGAATGAACGCGTGGCGGTCCTGAGTAAATCGGGAACGTACACGACGAAACTCTACAGAACTGACGATTTCTTTGCTTAAAAAATATCCAACACAAATATCCAATGCGAACGTTGAAACGCTTTAGATATTTTGGAGAAGACTGGGTTCCGAAGACGACTCGACGCGCGCATAGAGTCGTCGCGGCGCGTCGCCCTGATGAATTCGATTACGATCACAAGAAGCTCGAAATCACGCGGACAGCGCTCGAACATGTATATGTCTCACCGTGTTTGAATGAACCGAAACAGGTCACCGTGAGACAGATGCGTTTGAAAATGATTCTCCACGAAGCGCTCGATATCGCGCACGCCGTGTGTGAACACGGTACGCCCGAACAATGTCGCTTCGCGTGGGAAATGGTGGATGAAATCGACGATGCCGCCACGCGTGCGATCATCTGAAGAGACGTTGGACTCGAACCGTCGCGTCGCGGAACACGCGTCGCAAGTAATCGCACCCGATTTCACACTTCTTATGGTTTTGACACGAGAAGAAATCGATGCGAAGCTTCCTGTGTTCCGGCCATGTGTGGAGCGAAAAATGACTCTCTGTGAGTAAATACAATAAGGTGAGACCTTGTGGGTGGAACGTGTGTACCGCTTTGTTCACGATGGTCACGTTCGCACGACGAAGCGTCTCGTCACACACTTCGATCATGGCTTTATTGTCGTGCAATAACTTCACGTCCGCGTTGTCTATGTCGATGATGTAGTGCACACCCACAAAGTGTTTGTTTCTCGTCAGATAATATGAAAATGCCAGCGTCACGATCAGAAACACGAGTATGAATCTGTGTGTATTACGCATTATACTGTCTACTGATATAATTTTTCTGTTGAGATGGTCTATATTTTTTGAATTCGTTCACAATCTCTCGCGTCTCGACATTTTTTCGGGGATCGCGGAGTCTGTGCGCGTCGGAAGCCATGATGAAACTGTAATCGCTATCACCGTACGTATAGATATTGGCGGAATAGACACCCGCATGCCTAAACGTACGCTTCAAGTCGGTGAGCATGTTCATTTTATGCTTTCTCGACCTTGGTGGCATTTGACTCGTGATGAACCCATTCTTGATCAAGATGCCACCTGGATTCATCTTCGTCTTGCACAATTCGAAAAACGTACGTTCTTCTAAGGGTGAATTAATATCCCCATCCTCTGTGGAATCGATGATGACGAGATCGTATAATCTGTCGGGTGTCTGTTTGATGTTCTCGGCCGCGTCTCCGTACACGATTTTCACGCGCGGATCGTGTTCGTACGTATCGACGTTGAAAAATTGCTTACACACGTCAACAACCTTCTTATCCAATTCCAAAACGACGGCGGTCTTTATGCTCTTGTACTTCATGACTTCTCGAAGTGTCATCAAATCACCACCACCGATGATGAGCACGTGCTCCATGTGTGGAATGTAATACGCCGGAAAGTGAACGATCATCTCATGGTAATACGCTTCGTCGTTGTCACACAATTGAATCTCATTGTTCAACACGAGACACTTATTATACCCATGATCATTTGGATTTAAACGAATCACATCAACACCCTGGAATTTAGATTTTTCCGAATACAATTGTGTGTACCCAACGTCTTCTACGAGATCTTCCAAGTCTATGACCTTTGTTCTATATCTCGTGTAGTATATGTAAAACAATAGAGCGAAAATAGAAAGAAAAATGATCCAATCTTTCATTTATATACGTGTACATTATTTTCTAGACGAATGCAATACCTAAGTCACGCGATGTAATTACATTTTCAAGTTCAAAACATGCCCCTCACCCCCGAAAAGAAGGAGTTCCTCAAGAAGATCAGTGGTGGTCTTCGCGTTCTCATGAGTTGTTCACACAAAGCTGATGATATCGCGACCAACCCCGAATGCCCCATTGAAGAGTTCATCAGGGATAATCTCATGACCCATGGCCAGTTTTCGGAAGCAAAGTTTGATACGGTGGTTGATACCGCGCGCGATGACGATCTCGTCAAACTTCTCGAGTATTTTGACGACATGGACATGTATATGAAACGCGTGTATTACGAGGCAAGTTTGCCCATGGATGATGCATATGCATCTCTCATTGAGAATGGAACGTTAGTGACTTTTGATGATTTTAATTCCAAATCTTTGTAACATAAATCTATTGACATCCCCAAAGTTTGGTTGGCTCCACAGGTACCATCGTGACCAGAATCCCGCGGTTGCGACACCACCTAAAAGCCATTGTTCTTTATCACTCGTGTCAACTTTGAGCATGCGTGCGTGGATCTTTTTTGGGTCTTTCTCTGCCATGATAGATTTGGGTACGTCTCCACCATGGCGGAGTACGTACGAGCGCATTCGCGAAGGATTCTTGTGTTTGGTGTAGTCGGAATACCCACTGGCACCAAAGTCAACAGTCCTGTCACCCGGCAATATGGCTCGAAACTTCTTCTTTCGATCCGGACTTTTAATAATTGTGACGCGCATGGTACTTGTAATGTACCATTATTTATTTTTGGCATGCACCGCAGTACCCTTCCTTCTTTTCCGTCGGCAAAAGGAACAAACGCTCACCGTGGCGTTGAACCAAGAATAGGTGATCATACATGTGCAACAACGCGATCGCGAACATGATGGTCGTCGTGACCGGCTTGTTCAAGTTCTTGTATTGAAACGCAACGTACGCGACCAAGGCTGCGATGATCCACTGAATCACAGTGAAACGGGGCATCGCGAAACGACGCTTCATGTCTGGGGTGCTTTCCGTGGGCTGAGGCGCAAACATCTCAGACTGCTTGTATCCTGGCATTTTTATTATGTGTGGAGAAATTAATGTGGAGGATCCTCGTGCTTTTGATCTTATATGACTTTTTCAAACCACCCATCGACATGTTATATTTCCAAAACCCTCTACGACCACTGGTCGGTATACGAAATTCACTCATAGATGTGTTCATGCATAGACGCACATACTCACACGCAGACTTTTACAGACTATGGAAAGTCAAGGGAAACTTTTGGAAGATTCGACACGAGTTCCTTGAGATTTTTCAAACAACACAGCGGTACTATTTTCACGATCTCGATACTTGGTTCAGTAAGAATGACAAGTACTATTATTACAAAGCCAAAGACTTTCCAAAACTGTATGCACTTCTGACATCAATTCCGTGCGTCGACGAAGATACTGCGCTCTTTTCCGTGATCGAAGGTCCACTCACGATTCCACCACATAAAGCCGAAAGTAATACACAACTACGATATCATCTCACATTGGAGAGTGGTAAAGATTGTATATTAGAGACGGAGTATGATCACCACGTACATCTCGCGGGTGAAGAATTTCTATTTGATCATTCGAGATATCACGCGCTTCAAAAGCTTGGTCACGCGCGTCGAATCACGTTGATTTTAGATATTCGACGGTACTAATCCTGAAAATATTTGTGTGATATCCGTAAAATAATCGAACGATGCATCCACGAAATCACCGTCATAATTGCGTTGAAGAATCATATTCGTATCGACGAGAATGTACAACGCAAACAACACCACAAACGCTTTCGAGAGTGATCCTCTCTTTTCTCTCGACATCGTGGCGCGTGCAACCATTAAACCCGTGAGTGTCATGAACATGAGAATCGCGAGCGGTAGTATGTCTACATTGAATTGCACGGACACGAGACCGAGTGCAAACATGGATGCAAAGACGACGAGAATGTCCGATAACGTCTCTTGGACGATGCGTGAATCGAGCGTGCGGAATGTGGTGAGAAGTGAACCGAACAACCCCGAAATGATGGTAAAGAGAATGAAACGCGCTTGGATGGGCAAGTCTGCAAAGATCATGACCAATACAGCCAAGGCAAACATGAGTGTGTATGGAAGTACATGTCTCGCGATGTGGGGATTTTTTTGCAACGCCGCAGTGTACGCGACCCCACCCTGAAGAATGAGGTTGGCAAACACTTTCGCCATGAATGGAGCCTTCTTCTTCAAGAGTTCTTTCATTTGTATTACACAGAGATTAAATGTGTGCGACACACGGCTTTGTACATATCCGTGCCACCCACCAATTCAAGTGCATCACTCTTGACGATTCTTTTCGTGAATGGTCCAGGTGTTCCATTACAACAATCCATACACAACGCGGAGAGCTTGACGACATCGCTCGCCATTGGAATGCAGTCTAGGATTTCTCCAAACTTGTTCTGTTGATAGTCTCCATCGAGACCCGTCAGAATCACCGATTTTTCAAGAAAAAGACACATCTCCACGAACTCTTTGAGATTTATGAAGAATTGAGCTTCGTCAATCGCTACGATCTCCGCTTTACAGAATTCGTCTGTGATGATACACTCGGATATATGATTTATTTTG